TTACTTTCAGTGCTTTTACTTTCAGTGCTTTTACTTTCAGTGCTTTTACTTTCAGTGCTTTTACTTTCAGTGCTTTTACTTTCAGTGCTTTTACTTTCAGTGCTTTTACTTTCAGTGCTTTTACTTTCAGTGCTTTTACTTTTAGTGCTTTTACTTTTAGTGCTTTTACTTTCAGTGCTTTTACTTTCAGTGCTTTTACTTTCAGCGCTTTTACTTTCAGCGCTTTTACTTTCAGCGCTTTTACTTTCAGCGCTTTTACTTTCAGCGCTTTTACTAGGCAATTCGCTTTTTTTGCCAGTAAAAGAGTCTAAACATAATGTTTTATTTAAATTTCCCCTATTTGTCATAGGAACGGATAATATTTTATCATAATTTACCTTTAAATCATTAATGTCTTCATACATTTTATACCCAAAATATTCAAAATCTTCTTTAAAATGATTATTTACTAAATCTAAAATTTCTTGATTTTCATAATATTTATAATATGGCGTTTTGGTTTCCTCTTCATGTCCCTTATTTATAATAATATCTTTTTCTATTAATTTTTCATGCTTAATTGTTTTTACACCTAAATGCAATAATACTTTAATTAATTCCTCATTTAAATTATTAAAATCTCCATAATAGTCAAAATTTATAGTTTTATTATCAGATTCAACTAAATGTGCCTTTTGTGTTATAAAGGTATGAGAATATGCAACATTTGTTACTTTATGCTTATTTCGCATAAAATCAATTAATTTTGGCCTAATTGGCATCCCACGAGTGGAAAATTTCCATCCAGAAATTACTCGGTCATATGGATTTCGTATAAATACAAATTTAAAATAAGTATCCCACATTTCATCTGTAATCGCTACATCATTTACTTTAGAGAATTTTTTTCTTAAATAAAATATTTTTGTCCTTTCTCCTTTTTTTCTAGCTTTAGATCCTTCTTTTATATTTTCTTGCCTAAAATATCTAATAATCCCGCGTCGTCTAATATTATAAGTTGCATGCATTTTAACAAATCGTTTATTTAATGTACTATCAATTTGCTCATAATTTTCTAATTTCATATTATGCACATCTTCATTAAATTTACAATGGTCTGTTCTATACGCCCGTATCCCATCAAACCCATAATGGCTATGCAAAATACCTGAAATTGAAGAACCTCCATTTTTTGGCAAATGGATAAAAATTGCCTTTAAATCATGATTAATAGAAACCATTTATATTTTGTATCGATATTTTTATTTTAATATATTATATAAATACATCTTTATATTAATATAAAAATTATATTTGAATAATTGCATTTTAATTAAAAAATATGAATTTTATGGCAATAAAGAATGAAAATGGGCATTATGCCATATCCATTAATGGGAGGCTTAAAGTCTTTGAAACTATAAATAATACACAAGTGTACAGATTTGATGAAATTTTGTACAGTGAGGATGATAAAATTGCAGAAATACATTTTACCAAAATATTTTTTGCTTATATATCTGTAACTCAAAGCATCGCTTTAACAAAATTGAATATTGGGGAATATTGTGAATTTGAAATGTTGGAATATAATTATTCTCAAGATGTCGATTCTGACGACCCACCTTTATTCCCCCCTCCATTAGTTAGAGGCAATATGGAAATTCCTGTGATATATTATACTAGTGAATTTATGGAGGCCCAGCAAATTTTATTTCAATCATAAAATGGATTTTTCAAATGGATAATATATTTTTCAAATGAATAATATATAATAAAATATAGAATAATTTTTTTAAAATACATTATTCATTTGAATAATATATCATGGCAACAAGTTCTTCGCATATAAATTCAATACAACCTCATGGTCAATTTGCATCCCCTATTCAAATACCAGCAATGCCATCTAGGCCTCCAGATAAATTACCAAATTATTTAGATATAACAAAACATATTCAAGATGTAAATGGCATTACAAATGTACATATTCATAGTATAGGGCATAATAATGATGCGGTTGAATTTGTTGGAAAAAAAGATCATATAAATACCACTCAATGGCCAATTACTCCAGATATGTCAAATATTATTTCAAATAATAATAATTTAAATCGAAAATATCAACCATTAGTAATTCCATATAGTTCCGCATGTTATGTATGCAATGAAAATAAACATAAAATGGCAAAAAAAATTGCAATTTCGGTCTTAATTGTTGTAGTAATTATTATTGTTATTTTTATCATAATTATAGCAGTGTATAATAATAATAATAATATAAACAATAATGACAAAAATGATAATAATGACAAAAATGACAATAATGACAATAATGACAAAAATGACAAAAATGACAAAAATGACAATAATGACAATAATGACAATAATGACAATAATGAATAAAATGACAATAATGACTATAATGAATAAAATATATTTGAATATATATATTTAAATATATATATAAGTATAAGTATAAGGTAAATTTAAAGCTAAATTTTTAAAGTTAAATTTATTAAAATGAATTCCAATAGATATGTTAAAATATTGCACAATCAATATAAAATTGCAATTGAGGAATTAAAGCAAAATAAAGACCCAAATAATATATACCCAATTCCATTTTTTATTGAAAATGATATAAAAAAATGGTATTATTTAATTACTGGATTACCTGATGCATATGAAGGGGGCGAATATATATTTGAGCTAGTTGCACCAAAAAGTTATCCAACGGCGCCACCTACTCTAAATTTTTTAACGCCAAATGGAGTATATGGTATTAATCAGAGTATTTGTATATCAATTGGTATATATCATGCAAATGACCATGCTAAAAGAACAGATGGGTCTACTGGATGGAGGCCATCTTTAGGCATGACTGGTTTTGCTAAAGAAGTAATGAATGGATTAATTTCATTTGGATGTAATGACCATGGTATGGGCATATTAAATAATACAACCAATGAAGAAAAAATGCGATATGCTAGTCAATCGATTGCTTATAATACTATGCATTACCCTGAAATATACGAATATTTAAAACATATAAGAGATGAAATTATTGAATCAAGCGCAAGTATTGAATCAAGTGAAAGTATTGAATCAAGCGCAAATATTGAATCAAGTTCAAGTATTGAATCAAGCGCAAATATTGAATTAAGCGCAAATATTGAATCAAGCGCAAATATTGAATCAAGTGCAAGTATTGAATCAAGTGCAAGTATTGAATTAAGCGCAAATATTGAATCAAGTGCAAGTATTGAATTAAGCGCAAATATTGAATCAAGTGCAAGTATTGAATTAAGCGCAAATATTGAATCAAGCGCAAATATTGAATTAAGCGCAAATAATAATCAATTAACTATACTTTCTAAAATAAATGAATTTAAAATAAATGAATTTAAAACTGTCTGTATTGAAAATGATATTGAAGAAAATATTGAAAATAATAATAATATTGAAGATGTAGAGTTATTGGCTATATTAATGAATGAGATTGAAACCGATACTATTGACGAGATTGAAGACGTTGAAATGACTAAATCTATCAATATGATTGAAGATTCTGATTTATTAGATATATTAATAAGGGAATCTAATGAAACTATATAATATATATTATATAATATAATATATATTATATATACAATGTATTCTATATTAAAAATTAAAAATGATGATAAGATAATACTACCAATTGATGTAATTTTAACCAAATCGATTAAAAATATCAATACATATGATAGAAATAATTATAAAATTTTTTTTGAAGCGATTGAAAAATTTATAGAAGACAATAATTTAATTATTGGTGGCGCATTTGCGAGTATGTTATTATATAATGAAATTAATATGTTAAATTATACAAATATGATTATTTATGAAATATATACAGAAGAGCCAAAAGAAGATGCCATAAAATTAGCAAATATATTATATAATATAAATTCAAATGGGATTTCTAGATATACATATGTATTTCCCAAAATACAAAACAATTTATATCAGATTTTTTTAAATGCTAGACCTATTTGCACCTTTAAAAAAATTCCTATTTATAAAGGAGTTAATATTGAATATTTAATAGTTGCTCAAGTAATTAAATCAATATATTTAAAAAATAATATTATATGCATGGGAAATTATATACAATTAATTAATTTGTATGCAGATATTAATAATCCAATATTAATTGAAGATTGTCAAAAAAATTTATTATTAGAACATAATATTAGAAAAAAATATATACAAAATATTAAAAATGATATTATTTTTCATAAAAAATTAAAATTAAATCAAATATTAGAACAAAAAAATCAAATTAATATGAGTTTTATTTATACATATATTAATAATTCCAACAAAATAATTATTGGAGATGTTGGGCTATATTTATTAAAAAACAATAAAAAAAAAATACATTATAATGATATTAAAAAATTTAGATTACAAGTGCTTACTTGTAACGCATTAGAAGATGATGGTAAGTTATTAAATATAATAGGAAAGACATATAACTTAGATATACAATGGGCAATAAGTATGCCAAAATATATAGATGACTTTTACTTAAAGAGACTTACTGCATATATTATGGTAAATGGACATAAGCGGACTATATTAGATATATTTAATTATGGAGAATATAATATTATTGGATATAATACAATTAGCAATATAGATGGCATCAAAACTATTTCAGGAAAATCATTAGATGCTAATAAACTAAAATATGGGTCTATTTTTATATTAATGAGATTTAGGCTTATTGATGAATGGATTTTAAATTTATTATATGAATTAAAATCACTAGATGAATCGGCGGCAAAATCAATGATTATTTTTTCAAGAAATGGATTTGTCGCTCTTTCCGAGATATTAGATTCCATTTCACCTAAAATATTAACATATTTAAATGAATTAGAATATATTGGAACCGCCATTGATGTTGGTACTGAATTAAAAAGAAAAAGTGTACAATCAAAATATCACGTATTTTCGGCATATTATCCAGTAAAGCCAAATAAATATAAATTATTTTAAATCGGTAATTATTTTAAAATATGATAAATAATAATAATTAGTTAAATATAGTATAAAAATGTCTATAAAAAAAATACAATGGATTGATAACCCTTCAAAAATTTGTAAAACTCCAAATAGTGATAAAATAAATGAATATGTAAATGAAATTTTTAAAATAATAACAAAAGGCAAAATACAATGTATACACAAAGCGCCTCAGTTAATTATACCAATAGGGGCCCCTGGGGTTGGCAAGTCAACAATCATGGAATTTTTAATAAAAGAGCATAGTGATGTCGATTATTCAAATTATGTTAATTTTGACTCTGATAAATTACTTGATTATTTGCCAATAGGCGACACCATTCGTAATATTCCTGATATTACAGGAAAGCCAACCAATATTGGATATGCATTTGGGTGGGTAGAATGTATGGAAAATTTTGCCAATACAAATATTTTTGAATTATTACTTAAAAGATTATTAAAAGCCAATTATAATCTTATTTTTAATACACATTATTTTAATATAATAATTGATGCTCAATATTATGGGTATTTTTGTATATTAGTATATGTATTGGCATCTAAAGCAACATCAAAAATTCGTGTAAAAAATAGAGCAACTGAATTAGGCCGTTTTTTTTCATTAGATTATAAAAATACTTTTGGGTGGTCTAAATCTATTGAAAAATATTTAAATACATATAGAGAACAGGCCGTATGGTATTCATTATGGGCCGACAGATTAGTATTAGTACGCAATAATAAAAATCAACTTTTGAAAAAAAAACATTTTAAAATTATTACTACACATCCGGTCAATAATGAAAAAAAGCCAAATAACTGGAAATTACATATCAAAAAAATATATAATATTATACATAATATGGAAAATATACCGTAAGTTCACTTGCAGTGGGCAAGCGACTTTACCCAAAAGATGACCCGGCTCTAATATCATTGAATCGCATAACATTATTTTTTTCCCAATAATAACATATTTGAATATATATATATATAATAATAAAAAGTGTAATCCACAGTCAATTATGGAAAATACTCTCTTACCGCCACTACCAGATGCACCATTGCCAGATACGCCATTACCAGATTCGCCATTGCCAGATGCGCCATTGCTAGATGTGCCATTACCAGATGTGCCATTGCCAGATGCGCCATTGCCATCTCCAATGTATCTCAACGCATTGCTAATTTCGCTTATGTCATCTGTTATCTCTAGTAATGGAGCTATAAACAAGTTAAAATGCCTTCAGAAATTAGGATTATCAGATTCTACCGAGTATCCAAGCAATACTGACTTTCATGCCAAAATCAAACCAATTGTTAATCAGCTACTTATTGAAACCAAGCAAGTTCTACAAATGGAAAATCCTCGCCACGCAGGTAATCGCACACATGGCAAAATTGAAATATTTGGTGATTTTCATGGGTGTTTTCGAAGCGTAATGCTTACCTTAATGAATGTCATTAAGATTAACCCTGTTTTGAGAGAAATCTCTATAGGCGATTCTATGTTGGTGTTTCTTGGAGATTATACAGATAGAGGCAAGAGTGGTCTATTTGTTCTGCTCTTTGTGTTTGCACTAAAGTGTCTATTTCCAAATCAAGTCGTGCTGCTTGCCGGAAATCATGAAGACCGAACCATTACTGAAATGTATGGATTTGAGAGAGAAATGCATGGAAGAAATATGTCTGATGAATATGATTTCATCATTGATGACATTTTTCCATTATTGAAAATCTTTTGTGTATTTGGAAATAATATGTTTGTGCATGGTGGGATTGCAGTTGATAAAAAGTTATATGAACTCGCTGAACTGAGGGGTGATGCCGTGTATGCTGTATTGGCAGATAACAATGGAATGCCAGAACCGTTAAATGCAGAACAAACTGATGCCCAAATGCGTGCGCAATACGGTGATGAACCCATGGAAGTAAATCATTTGACCAGAACACAGCAGCTTATATGGGGGGACCCAAATCCATATCATCCGAATTATAGTCGAAGCGACCGCAGCTATGAATTTAAGTGTTATGGGACTCAAGCTATGGCCGATTTTCTTGAAGAGCCAATTCAGTCTAAGAATGGTGAATCCGAGCCGCTGAAAGTAGATCGAGTCTTTAGAGGGCACTCTCATGGCGATTCCTATTGCGGGTATGAAGATGGTGATGGCGGTAGCAACATATTACTTGATGGTCAGCTTATTATTATCTGGTCTGTTAATGCATATGGAGGCACTCCAGAGGAAGGCGGCGTCAACAAAGAATTTGGGTATGGTACCATCTCACCAACTCCAACTGAAGATACTGCTATTTGGGAGGGAATGAAGAAAGTCGACCGAGTATCAACAGATGGGTTTACTTACTATTCAGTAAATTTCAATATTCAGTTTGAACTGATTGATGAGACTTTGGAAAAAATGAAAATCAATATGGTGAACCGTATGATTCCATTTTGGGAGCTAACTGTTCTGGGAGAGCGCTTAGGCCCATCAATTGGCGAAGATATCATTACGCCAGCACCATCAAGAACAAATTCAGGGTCAAATGCATAAGCCGCCCAATAAGCGTCTGCAAAAATACTTTAAAAAAAAAGTATGTTAAAAGCCCAATGCAAGTGACTTTACCCACTGCAAGTGACTTTACTCGCTGCAAGTGACTTTACCCAAAGCCCACTACCGCCCACTGCAAGTGACTTTATTTATTTTTTTGCCTCTGGTACAGCTTTGGTATTTGCTGCCAATTTGGACTTTGTGGTGGCTTTAGCCTTTGATACAGCTTTAGCCTTTGTTGTGGCTTTGGCTTTTATTGGCGCCTCATTATCTTTACTATTAAATTCTTCTAATGTATTATTTAAATCCTCTAATTCACACATCCACATATTTTCTATAGTGGTTATGCGAATTTCTTCTAATTCAATGCGCTTTGATTCAAATTTATTTTCTAACTCAATAACCTTTTTCTTTGTCACTGAATACATAGGAAGCCCAATTAAATAATTATAATTACCATCAATAAGAATATATCCTTTATCTGATAGCAAGTTATAAACTGCATCATCTTCCATATTGCAAAGATTAATTGTAGGCTTAGGTTTAGATAATAATTCTCTAATAAATTTTACTTTGTTTTCTATAATTAATAATTCATTTGTTAATTTATCTATTAAATAATCTTTACGGACTTGATATAATTCTAATCGAGTAATAAAATACTCATCAATTATTTCAATTATATTATTGTATTTTTTTAATATGCCCCTTGCATCAAATAAATGAATATTGCTTGTTGATACCGTAGTTGCTAAATGAAATGTCTTATATGTTAAATTAACTCCCTTTGCTTTATCAATTTTAGATTCCAAGTCATCTAATATGCCATCACATAATGTAATAATAAAATCAATATTTTTATCATCAGAATTATCATCATAGTCTTTTACAATAATATTTGCCTTAGATGCCCCTGCAGATTTTGCCCCTGCAGATTTTGCCCCTGCAGATTTTGCGGACACAGTAGGTTTTTCTATCCCCTCACCCATAAGAGTATCTAATATTTTTCTAAAGTCTTCAGTCCATAATCCAATAGGTAATTCCGTAACATGAATCTTATTTTTATCAATAATGGTATAATTACCCAATACTAGAAATCTAGGACTATCTCCAATTGGAATAATTCGCCCTTTAAAGTTCTTATAATATGGCAATAACAACTCATTATTTTTGCCTGCGCTTGCTTTTTCGCCTGCACCTGCTTTTTCGCCTGCGCTTGCTTTTTCGCCTGCGCTTGCATCCAATTTAAATTGCAAATATTTAATAATTTCCTGAGGATTATATCCTAATATTTCTGTGCTAAATCCCGTGCCAATTCCGCTCATCGAATTTACAAGGCACATTGGTATAATTGGGGCATAAAACATTGGCTCAACGGGCGTTCCATCATCATCTAAATATTTTAAGATATGGCCATCCGCTTCAATAAAGAGCTTTCTTGTAATGGTGCACATATTAGTAAAGATATATCTTTCGGATGCATGGTCTTTGCCCCCCTGCCTGCGAGTGCCAAATTGACCATTTGGTTCTAATAAATTTATATTATTTGAGCCTACAAAATCTTGCGCCATACCAATTACGGCGCCAATTAAACTAATCTCCCCATGATGATATGAAGATACCTGTGCAATAAGGGCGCCTAATTGGGCCACTTTCATTTCTGATGTTATATTTTTTTTCAACATTACATATAATATTTTTCTATTGCTAATTTTAAAGCCATCCATAATATTTGGAATACTTCGCGCACAATCATTTGCGGAAAATGCAACAAGTTCTTTATTTATAAAATCTTCATATGAAACGGATTTTAATGTCGTGTCCATAATATTAGCAGGATCATCTACGCCAGTATAATTTAATAAAAAATGCTTTCGGTCATCAGGGCGCTTTTTATTAAACATCATATCAATTAAATCACAACTATGCTCCGTATGTAAAAAATACACTATTTTATTATTTTCAAAATACTCTCGAAATTCTTTACCTGTGCTTGTCCCCAATCCTTTATAATATTTAATGCTCCATTGGCGAATTGCCGTTTCAGATAGTGTATTTTTCCATATGTTGTATTCGCCTTCATTGTAAAATAATAATTCTTTTGTACCTTTGCGTGCCTTTAATATTGGCGTATTCATATAGCCAAGAAAATTATTTATTTGCAATAATGAAGGCCATAATACATCAAACATATTAATGCACAGCCCTTTAATATGGCTCCCATCAACATCGGCATCTGTCAATATTAAAACTTTGCCATATCTCAATTTTTGAATATCTTCTATGGCGTATACTGCTTTATTTGCCAATCCCAATATTTTCTTTAGATTTGCAATCTCTTCATTGGATAATATCTTCTCCATTGATTCGCCACGAACATTTAAAAGTTTTCCTTTAAGGGGAAATATTCCAAATAAATTGCGCATTTCGGAGGTTAATCCAGAGATAACACCCGCTTTGGCCGAATCCCCTTCGCATAAAATTAAAGAGCATAAATGGGATTTTTCTGTTCCTGCATAATTTGCATCTATTAATTTGGGAATCCCATATATTTTGCGGCTTTTTTTGCCATCGGTCTTTTTTGCGGCGCGGTCTAAATTGGCAATACCTTTGATTTCCGAAATGGCGCATACCATTTCTATAATTCCTAATTTTAATATTTTTTGTATAAAGGCATCGCTTACTACGCAAGTTGAGCCAAATTTTTTATCAGGGGTTGTTAAATACTCCTTAATTTGACTATCAAATGACGGATTTTCAATGTCGCATCGTAAAAATAGACAAAGGCGCTCTTTAATAAGATTAGGCGATATCTTAGCACTGGTTTTATTCTTTTTTTCAATCGCGGATAAAATTCCTTTAATGACTTGATTCATAATATACTCAACATGTTTGCCGCCTTTATGGGTGCAAATTCCATTCACATATGAAATATTATTCCTTAAACCATCACACGATAAACACACCGAATATTCCCATCTATCATTGGCGCATTCATAAATTTGCTTTATATCTGAGGGCAAATAACAGTCAACTAACTGCTTAAAATTATTAATTTTAATTAACTCGCCATTAAAATATGTTTTTGTTGTGCCAACAAAGGCAGATATATCATAGGCGCGCTTTTTAAGCAATGATATAAATATATTGTTGCTTGCAGCGGGGTCGCTTGCAGCGGGGTCGCTTGCAGCGGGCTCACTTGCAGCGGGCTCACTTGCAGCGGGGTTGCTTGCTGCAGTTTCGCCGTTGTCGGAGGGGTAAAGCCTTTTTAATATATTATAATCATTAATGCCATCAATTAATCCAAATCTTTTGTAATCCGGAATAAATGTAATTCTTGTAAATGGTGTTCCGGCTTTTAATCCATAAAATCGTTCAGTCTTTTTTGGCCGTTCTATTATTGGAGGAACAATTTCAGATAAATTATTTTTAAATTCTTGCGTATATTTTAATCCTCGCTTGGCATCAAATGTCTCAATTTTTCCATATGTTGACCATGCAAATATTAATTTAACACCAAAGCCATTTTTGTCACCAAC